TATAATGTTGTCGTTGATTTTCAAGTTGTCGTTGCATACTTTCCGTGGGTAATATTTTTTGAATATACATAAGGTAAGCGGCGTACTCTTTGGCCAAGGTTTGAGGATTAGTGTCATAAGGAACATAGAATCCATAGTCTCCACAGGTTTCAGGTAAAGCTCCAAAGTTAGTGACTAAAGGAACATTGCCCGCAGCCATGGCTTCAATAGCCGAGATACATGAAGTCTCTTCCCAAATAGAAGGATAAGCAAAAATATGAGTGGATTGCATGGCATCAATAATTTCTGGATTAGGTTTATAGCCGATGTAGTTTACATTATCCATTTTACGTGCATGTTCATAGAGAGATTCATAATGTTTATCATTAGCTTCTTTAAATTGATCTCCATAAAGTTGAGTTGAACTATAAACATCTAAACTAATATCTTTATCTTTAACATGATGCATAGCCGTTAACAGAACATTAAGTCCTCTCCACGGAGTAGAACAATGAATTAATTTTAAAGGTTCGTTAATTTTGTATGTGGTTTTTTGACGCCATTTAATCTTGGGAAGGGCATTTTTAATAACATGACAACGAGAAGTAGGAATATTAAAATAAAGCCTATACTTTTCAAAAGTCCAATGAGAATTAAAAATATACCAATCATATTTAATATGGTTCTCCGGTTTTTCAAACCACGGTTTAACATTGGGTTGGTCATAAGAATTTTTTATCCATAAAATATTTACTTTACCTTTTTGAATAGGGCTTTTTTCTGGAACTGAAGTGGTAATATTAATTTTTTCCCAATAATGTTCTGGGAGTCTTTTCTTAAGTTCATCGAACTGTAATTCCGTACCACCTTTAGGATCCATTATTTTGATGTACCACTTCCCATCACTAATTTAGGAACAGTTACTTTCACATGTCTTCGTATATGATCTTTCACTGTATCTGTATTAGGATTTTTTATATCATCATCTGCTTCTTTATCGGACATATATTCTTTTCCTGTTACTTTATTAACTAACGTTACTTCAGTTTCGGCTAAATAATGAGGAACTTTCTTTCCATTAATTTCTTTGTAACCTACAAATTTTCCATCTTCTTTAAAAGGCATTATGTTCTATCCTGTTGTAAGACGCTAATAGATACATTAGCACTGGTTACTGTTGTGGTAAATTTAATAGCATCACTTTCTTCAAGTACAATGACTGTACTGGAATCCCCTTCTAAAAATTCTATTTTTCCGGCCGCCGCTGTACTAGCTGCTTTAGCATAGACTACATTAGCGGTAGCACTTGAATCATATAAAGTTAAAGTCCAATCCGCCGTCGCTGATGCATGGGCATTATAAGCAGCGATAGATTTTACTAATGCCACCGTTTCTGCGGGGCATGTGTAAAGGGTTTGAATGTTTGTTGTAGCAACAACATTAATATTATTTTTATATACGTTAGCCATTTCTTCTTTTCCTCTATTTTACCTTAACTTGTAAACAAAGTAAAGGCTTCATACTCATCAATAAGCTGTTGCTGATAAGTAGTATTTAATTTTTGAACTACTGACCCTACATTGTCCGCTAAATTTTGAACATTTTCTCTATTAAAATCGGGTCCTAATATATCGGCTATAACTTCTGCTATCTTTGCCATTATCTTCTTCCTCCTGCGTGAATATCCAATCTAAACGTTCCCATTCTCCAACTCTCATCGGTACCTACATTACCTACCTTAAGAGCAATTTGTCTTGCTCGTTTTCTAGTAAAGACTTGAGTAGTGGATGTGGTTACTACATAAGAAGTAGAGACCGCAGCGCTACTTGGAAAGGCCTTAGAGTTTAAATACACTTTGGCATCTCCTGTTTGAGAACCAAAGTCAGGAATTATTCTTGAGACTCTCATCATAAATTCTCCTTGACCCTGTAATCCTTCTTGGCGGCTAATATCATAATCTCCAGATTCTACATAAGCCGCGATGGCATTTTTAGTTCCATCATAAAATACTTCATTGGTTCCTGTTTCTTGTTTCCAGTAGTAACTTGCCCCATTAGAAACTCCAAGAACGGTTGGATAAGTAGGGGTTACCCCGGATTTAAATTCAGTAGCATAAGGTTTACTAAAGACTCCTTCAATAGTCCATGTTGAACGAGCTAAAGAAGAAGTTGTCCAAATTTGGTTTTCAGGATTAGATTCCATATAGTTAAAAGTTACCGATCGATCTACATAATCGGATCCTGAACTTGGATAAAACCAAGTGATTTCTCCGAAGAGAGCATTCACGGCCACATGAATTTGTTGATTAGCATTAGTATTAATATCTTCAAAGACATAATCTTCAACCAGACATGGCATTAATTCTACTCGGCCTCCATTGTATCTATAAAATCCAGTAGGACCCATCCAATAGGCGATACCATCTACCTCGGCTGCTGCGTGTTGACTAGACATACCACAGTTAGTTCCGACTTGAGTAAAACCAAAAGTTAAAGGAGGTCCAATAAATTTCATGGTGTACATGGCAGTATCCGTCCATAAATAAACCGCTGTCTTTCCGACAATCCCTCCCATTAGTTTAGAGCCATCGGTCAGTCGCTGACTGCCGGCTGTATTATTTTTAGTAGGAGTCCATGTAGTAGTTGAGTTTTGATCCGACCATCTCACAAACATATCATCTTGAGTGGTAGAACTCTGTAAAGTGGTTTCAGTTCCTATACATACTAAGTGACGATCAGGTGTAGATAACACCAAATCTCTAGAAGCCGTTGGAACTTCTGTTCCTGTTACGGCTACGGCTCGAACTTGTAGATTAGGAATAGAAGGCTCCCATTGAAAGATTCTTTTATTATGGATAAGAGCAATTAAATTTTCACCATAATTAATTAATCGCCATTGACCCGGTTCAATTACAATATTAGAAGACGTACTGGCACTGCCCCAACCCACCCAGTTGGTTGCATCATAAACCGTTGCTCCATTACTATGGGACGCGGTCGATGTTCCATTAGTGCCTCGAGTGATTCCAGTGAGATCACTACCGGATACTCCGGTATAAGTAATAAGTTCACTATCCACCAATATAGTTCCAGAGCTACTAAAACCTGCTGTACTCGCTAGAGTAATACTGGTTCCTGTTCCTCCGGTTCCTGCGCTGTCGTTTAATAAAGGCCCATTTAATGTACTGTTGGTTGTTGGATTATTTTGACCACCCCAGGTATTAGTTCCCCAACCATAGCCATACGTTTGTTTAACAGGGCCAATCACATAATAAAATTTAACCGTAGTACTTCCTCCGCTGGCTGCGGAACCTGAAGAACTACTCGTAATAGTAAAGGTAGTTGCAGAAGGAACGCTTTGAACTTCAAAGAGTTTATCTTCAAAATCACTATTACTTAATCCTGTACCTCCAGGCAGACTCACTGCATCTAATAAGATGATATCCCCGACCTCTGCTCCGTGGGCCGTGGAGGTTGTTATAGTAACTGTGGTTGTACCATCAAAAGTAAAGGTTGCTGAAGCTTGTTCCCTAGAGGTATCAAGAGGAGTGATGTCATAGACCGCTCCTTCAAAATATATATAGAGACATTTATTCGTACCAATGGCAGCGTATTTATTACCCGCTAAATCAACCCATGTGTGTTGATCACGGCCCGCGCCTATAAGATTAGAATTAACAAGTTGTTCCCATCCTCCTACCTTTTCGGGAAAGCCATAACGAAAACGAGTGTAATCTGCATTAACCCATTTACCTTCGGCCCCTGTATCGGAGGACTGTTTATCTAATCCTGGTACTAATCTGATCTTATGTAGCATAGAAAAATCCGTTTATGGTTAAATTATACTAGATCGAGAGGGATTTCAACTGCTTATGAAGAGGCGTAGAAGACCTTTGTGGTGGAAAGAATCCCCCACGCCGAGCTTCTTTATATATTATTTTTTCTTATTTGGCAACTTAAAACCTTTAAACCAAGCAGGAAGACCTAAAAAAGGTCGTTTATCATACAGATTGTCTTTAGCCGTTTTCTTCGTTTTATCATTATAATGTAAAAAAACTTGACCACAATCTTTACCAGTAAATTCTTCTCGCCAATGCTCTAAATCACATCCTGAATATATTAACATATCTCCTGGATTTAAATCTATTTTTATACCTGCTTGACCAGTCTCACCTGTTGGATCTAAATAGATTGGCCATGGATCACCACCTAAATTTAAAGTAGTTGATATTTCACAACTAAATCTGTCTTTATGTCTAACAAGTACATCACCTTTTTTATAAATTCTCGCGTAAGAATATGTTTCAATTAATTTTAATTTAGTATGCTTCTCCATTACGGGTTTAACTTCTTGTAATAAAGTCTCCATAACCATATCTGAGTAATGAGAATATGTATTAG